TTTACAAGATTGTTTAAAATCCTGTTTTACTTTCATAGACAAACTTGAAGCAGTTGGTAAACCTTTTGGAAATACAATATCTTGTGAATAAGCAGAACCTTTTTTACTGTTTGAAATTCTACCATATAACTGATTCAATTCTTTTCTATCTTCTTTACTAATTTTATCTAATTCTGCTAAATATAACGCAGACATATATTGATTCATAGCTTTGTTTTGAGAAATCATACCTTCTCTTATATAATCAAAAACTCTATTTACTTCATCATTATTACCAACTACTAATAATTGAATTTTTCTTGTTAAAATCATTTTTACTCCTTCTATTTTTTATATATCTCTCAAAGAAAGCAGTTATGAAATACGATTGCTTCTCCATTTGATACCTATGTAATTTTATATATCTCTTAAAGCAGACCCAAGAAAGTGACCGTATTTGCAATGTTTGATACCTATGTAATTTTATATATCTCTTAAAGGTCAAAATTTACATAGAATAAACTTACATAGATTTTAGTGAGTAGATATACTCTCACCTTTTGGCAGTCAAATCTACCAAACAGATAATTTCTGTTGTTGTTCTACTTGTTGTTAATGGCAACAAGTAGTTTTTTACGCATAAAACTAATATTTTATGTGTTAGTGAGTATGAAATGCCACCTGATTTTAAGTGTGTCTGGGAAAAGCAAGTAACATCCAGCTTAAAAGTTCATGAGCATATAGCCCGAACTGAAAAGCTTTTTATGTTGCATCCAGATAAATTACATACATTTAAAGGGTGTTAATAGATACGTTGAAGCATAAAATATTAGTTTCTGCCACTTTTCTACACCAATCATAGAACTGTTCATAGTCAAATTCACCTGTAGAATACTTTGTAACCCCTTTATATGGTGGGTCACAATAGATTAAAGCACCAGATAATGTATTCATATCAATATCCAGATAATTTTTACTGGTCAATTTAACATCTTGAATAAGCGGAACTTGTTTCATAATATTCCTTATTGCTTCATTTGGAATATCTCTAGGGGTTACACCATCTGCTTTAAATCCTCTGGCATAACCACCAAAGTATTTTGAACCAAATGTACTACAGAATCCAACCAATCCAACATAATAATCAGGATAATTCTCTTTGTTTAATCTGACAGAATTATATTCATCTTCTGATATTGTTGATGGTGGTATCCAGCCTTCCTGAAGTTTTTTCAATAAAGCAATCAGTTCTTTATGAATGTCATTACCCACACGAACCTTGCAATGAATTTTATCCATCATGTTCAATCCACCGCAGAATGGTTCGTAGTAGATACTGACATTATTATCATCAATTAGTGATTGTAATATTGGTGCAATTTGTTTTGATACCTTATTTTTGCTTCCAACGTACTTAATAACAATCACTCCTTATGCTGCTTTTACCTTCTTTTTCTTGTTCTTCACAACTACCTTACCATCATCCTTATCCTTACCCCAGAATACATTGCCACTTACAGGGTCAACATAAGGCTTAGTCTGTACAGTATTACGAATAAGTGTATCCCACTTCATATCAGATGTCTTAGGTGTCTTACGAGACTTAATCTTCTTACCAACAGCAATTTTCTTTGCCTTTTCCTGTTTGTTGATGATATGTCTACCTTCTGCCTTATATTTTGCACAAGCCTTTGCTCTTGCAGAATCCTTACCATGTTTAGTTCTTCCCATTATTGTGTCCTCCTTTTAATTAAAACATTTTATCTTCATCAATGTCTGTATCAACATTGGTGTCGGTGCTTTTATCTGTAGAGATACCTACATTCACACTTGGTACAGATGGTGTACTTAATTTTCCACCAAGAAAACCACCCAGTAATGCAGTAATATCAATACCTGTAGACTCTTTGATTCCATCTGTAACCTGACTCATAGTTGTCATGATGTTACCAGCTAACTGTGAAGAATCTCCACCGAACATTTTGATAGAATCAACATTTGTATAACCCTTACCAACAGCTTCGGCAATCTTCGGTAACTGTTCAAAATAAACCTTGATAGTATCAAGTTCCATCTGCTGTCTAGCTGCTTCACCATATTCTTTCATGGCTTCTGCCTTTTTCTGAATACCAGCAGCTTCCGCTTCTGCTTTAGCTTTTGTGGCTTCCGCTTCTGCCTGTCCTTTTGCTGCAATAGCTTCTGCTTCTGCTTTACCAGCAGCTTTTACTGCTTCTGCTTCCTGTTCCTTAGAGAATCTTTCTGCTTCTGCCTTTGCTTTGCGTGACTCGGCTTCTTTCTCTGCTTCAAACTTGTCTGCTTCTGCTCTTTTCTGTCTTTCGAAAAGTTCTGCTTCAGCTTCTTTCTGTCTCTCATACTGTTCTGCATCGGCTTTCTGTTGTGCTGCATATTTATCTGCTTCTGCTTTCTTTTTAATAGATGCTTCCAGAGTCTTTTCCTGAATAGCAACCTCACGTTCCTTCAACTCAAGCTCTTTTTCCTGTTTTGCAAGATTGGCATTAGCAGTTGTAATTTCTACAGTCTTTCTCTGTTCCTCTTCCTGAATCGTGTAAGCTGCATCCGCTTCTGCCTTTTTAATGTCAGACTCTTTCTTTAATTCAGCTTTCTTAATATCCAGTTCATTCTGTTTAATAGCAATTTCGGATTCAGACTGTACTCTTGCATCATTCGCTTCCTTAGAAGCTTTTGCCTTTGCGATTTCTACCTCTTTATCAGCATTTGCTTTTGCAATAGCAGCATCTTTTTTAATCTGAGAAATGTTGTCAATTCCTAAATCATTGATAACGTGATTTTCGTCAGAGAAACGCTGTACATTAAACGATACCAATTCTAACCCCATCTTTTTAAGGTCTGGAATAACATTTTCAGACACTTTCTCAACAAAAGTTTTTCTATCGCCAATCAGCTCACGAAGTTTCATTGTGCAGATAATCTCTCGAATATTTCCTTCAAGAACTTCTGTAACAATATCTCCAATTTCCTCTGTAGATTTATTAAGGAAGTTCTGTGCTGCAATCTCAACCATCTCAGATGTAGAACCAACCTTAACATTGACAGCAGAATCAACATAAATGTTAATACAATCCGCAGTAGGTACTGCATCTCCTGTTTTAATATCCAGCGGGATAAGCTTGAGAGAAAGCTTATCCATTCTCTCAAAGAAAGGAACTTTAATACCAGCTTTTCCGATAAGTACCTTTGGCTTTTTTCTAAGTCCTGAAATAATCAATGCTGTATCAGGAGATGCTTTAACATATCCAGATGCCAATACACCTACTCCACCAACACCAACAACAAAAGGTAACGCAACTGTAATTCCATTCATAACTTCATTTAACATTTATTTTTCCTCCTAAATTAAATTCATACTTATTTTGATGTATAACTTTGATAGTTATTATATGCTATACGTTAGACAGCTCTTTATACTCTTTAAGCATTTCAGCCATATCTGGATTAGTCTTTGCCAACATTTCATAAAGTACAACCTCCTGATTGTCTTTAATCATAGCGTCCATTCGCTTCTTCAGAGCATCTTTCTTCTTTCATTTTCCTTGCGTTTCTCAAAATCTGCAAAGTCAACCTTACACACAACTTCCTTTGTAACTGTAACACCATCATAGTCAACCTGAGATTTTACTTCAGATACTTTTCCTACAGAAAAACCTCTTGTTGTATCAACCAAGACACAATCATCCTTTTTGATAGTATCATCGAATAATGCAAATGCATAATCCTTTGTGGTATTAACTCCTTCAAGAAATTTGACCATTGCTACTTTGTAATTACCCTTAACTGCTGCCATATTATCTTCATACCTTTCTAAATATATTTCTTTAATCACTAATTCTTTTCTTCCTAGTCCATTCCAATTATCAAAACGGATTTTACAACTGGTCGAAGAAGAATAGTAATTTATTGTTCCTATTTGTTCATATGATTGAATATGCTCGGCAGTAACAATTATTCTGTCACCAGATTTAAACTTTTTCATCTGTATCACCTATCCAATCTTTCTCAAAGATTCTTCTCTATATTGATTAATCCTTCCACTATCCAATTTTACTTGCACATACTTTCTATTGTATTTTGGTGGATAATCAATATATCGAATTACTTCTCCAGTGCTTTTTGTAGTTCCACAACTACTTTGTATTTCGACTCTATTACCTTTACAGAACCGCATTAATACTGTACAGCTTCCTGTCTGGTGATAAAGAAATGGATTCCAGCAGCACATTCATCCCATCTGTCTGTCTCAAAATCCTCTACTTCAACCGTTGTTCCTACACGATAAATAAAATTACTATCGTAATTACTCGGAATTGAAGTTAATCCATCATCCTCACCATCTAAAGTTGTAATAGAAAGAACTTCTGCTTTAGAACAACGACACTTACGACTTGTGGCACTGGAACGTAAAGCATCTTCCGTTATTCTAAGTTTTACAATATGACCATTTGCTTTCTTATAACCAATGAATGAACCCTCTTCAGGGCATACAAGAGCAAAGAACCCTGTACACTCATCATATCTAACATTCAGGAGGTTAGCACTTCTGAGGTTAGCACCACTGAGGTTAGCACCACTGAGGTCAGCACTTCTGAGGTCAGCACCACTGAGGTCAGCACTTCTGAGGTTAGCACTTCTGAGGTTAGCACCACTGAGGTTAGCACCACTGAGGTTAGCACTTCTGAGGTTAGCACCACTGAGGTCAGCACTTCTGAGGTTAGCACCACTGAGGTTAGCACCACTGAGGTTAGCACCACTGAGGTCAGCACTTCTGAGGTTAGCACCACTGAGGTCAGCACCACTGAGGTCAGCACTTCTGAGGTTAGCACTTCTGAGGTTAGCACTTCTGAGGTTAGCAC